TGCTGCGCCCCGGGTGCCGGTGGCAGATGCTGCGCCCCGGGTGCCGGTGGCAGATGCTGCGCCCTGGTAGCCGGTGGAATGGCCACCCTTAATTGGCTTCGCCCGACTGAACGTATATTCGATTGCTGCCTTGATAATTCCAGGCAGATCCAGAGACGCTTTTATGGTGATTTTCTGGGATGCGACCTTGCTATCGTCGTCATGCCGGCTCAACTTTCCGAATTGCTCGACGAGTGCAAATTGCGAAGTTGCTGGGGGGTAATATCCAAAAACATCCAGCGGATATTCACAGGCATGAAAACCGGAACTGCAGGCCTCAACATCGCCATCGTGTTCATAGGTCTGTCCAATCTCGTATTGGAACCCGCGACAGGTCATGTCCTTTTCAAAGCCCTTGTAGGCGATGACGACTTCCTGCTGTTCTGACTTTTCCATCTCTCTGCTTCCCCGTTGTGTTTCGATGGATTCAAATATAAACTGAATAAATTATAATGCAAGCCCTTTACAAACTTTTTTTTGTGTGTATCCTTATTGAAAAAGCGAGGTTCAGATGAAACGCAAAAATTCACGCAAACCGACACATCCTGGTATCTGCTTTCTCGAAGATGTGCTTAAGCCTTCAGGGAAGACAATTGCAGACTTTACAAGGACTTACGGATATAGTTATCCAGCTGCCCATGCCATTATGACCGGCAAAACTGCGTTGTCAGAAAGGGCGGCAGAGGCATTCGCAGATTTCAGCGGCACCACAAAACAAAGCTGGCTTGCTATGCAGAATAAATTTGATTTGTGGGAAATAGAGAATTCGTGAAGGTCATTTCTGGTAATAAACAGGAGTAAGCATGAAACCCATCGAGCCCGGCTGCACTGCGATTTGTATCCATCCTTCGGCGATGAATGAAGAGTGCGAAATTATAAGAATTGTTAAAAGGAAAGCTTTTTTTAGGTGGACTGATGGAGAAGTCTCATTTCACGATGGAACTGCTGATTGTTGGCTTTGTTACTTTGTGGATGGAAGTGAAGGGATTTATAAATCCGCTTATCTAATCCGCAAAGACGACGACAAACAAACACAGCGCACAAGAGTGCGGGAGATTGGGCATGCATGAAGATCCTGAATATTACGAAATCGACTTCAACGACCTGAGCATTCCGGTCCGCATCTTGTTCGTGTTCGTCCTGGCACTGCTTCTTATTGTCGCTGGCATTGTTTTCTCTGTGCGCTACATAGCAGAACTGCCGGCGCGTGGATTTGACTGGTTGATGAATTATGTGAAGGGTTATCGGTGAATTCCCTGGAGTCAGACAGCAAGGAAGCAAGCCCAAGCCGGCCAGTGGGCGAAAACGCCGGCAGTCTGTGACGTTAATCCTATGGCGGGCACAGACCGACTAATCACGTAATGATAGCCCGACCCGAGGTGTCGCGAATAGGTGTGGCGAAGGGTCGGCAAGAATTAAAGAATGCACCCCGAGAGGGCCGCGCTGGAAAAACATCTCCAGCAATCTGAATAGCAGTCGTGCGCTGATTGTTGTGATGTAGGCCCGTTAAAGAGCGATTCCTGTCAAGCCACTGGCAGGAATCTTCACCCATCGGCGAGCGATGGGCACCCGCTTGCATATATTCCCGCTGCAGGGATGACGCAGCGCCGGACGAGGGTAACCGGCATCTACCGATCAGCGTCTTGCCTCTGGTGTAACCGGGGGAGCGCACAGGGCGCTGATCAGTGGGTTGTCATCATCTGTGCGACGGATGGCCATGAATATTCGCGTCATGAAATAAGTGGCCCCCACTCCAAACAAGCGCCAGTAACTCAACGGTAGAGTGCCCGACTCATAATCGGAACGTTGCAGGTTCGAGCCCTGTCTGGCGCACCAAACAACAGCGAGGCGAGAATGGAAACATTAAAGCATGAAAACATATTAAGTCTAACTCTGATTAGAGGGTTGCCTGGAAGCGGAAAATCGACCTTGGCAAAAGCATTGTGGCAAACAAATGTCGATATGCGTCACTTTGAGGCAGACATGTACCATATGAAAAATGGCGTGTACGTGTTTGATACGAGGAAAATAAAAGAAGCGCATAAGTGGTGCCAAGAATCAACAGCAGAAGCATTGATGGAAGGCGCTAGCGTTGTCGTCAGCAACACATTTACACAGATGTGGGAAATGAAGCCATATATTGAGATGGCAGAGAAATTAGACGCTTCACTTCAAGTTGTTGAGTGTATCGGAAATTTTGGCAATATTCACGACGTTCCAAGTGATGTAATTACCAAGATGCGCGAACGATGGGAGCCATACGAACCACTTCAAACAACAGCGAGGAAGCCATGACATCATATCGGGAATTCATAAAGCGAAAATCATTTAATCCGATCAGTGTAGGGTTTGATCCCGATTTGCGAGGATATCCTTTTTTTGATTTCCAGCATGATATTGTGCGGTGGGCATGTAATCGAGGAAGGGGAGCAATATTCGCTGATACCGGGCTGGGAAAAACACTGATGCAGCTTGCATGGGCGCATCAAGTCACGATTAAGACAGGTAAGCCAGTGCTTATCTTGGCCCCTCTTGCCGTGTCTGAACAAACTATAGAGCAGGGATCTTTGTTTGATATTCAGGTTGAGCGGTTGCGTGCCGATGTATTCGGGCAGGGAATATACATAACGAATTATGAGCAATTGAAAAACATTGATTGCCGCCAGTTTGTTGGCGTTGTTTTGGATGAGTCGTCTATTTTAAAGGGATTTGATGGAAAACTCCGAAAAATGATTACAAGCGTTTTTTCAGAAACTCCATATAGGTTGTCTTGCACGGCGACGCCCAGCCCAAACGATTTGATGGAGTTCGGCACACAATCAGAGTTCTTGGGCATTATGTCCCACGTCGAAATGCTGGCAATGTTTTTTATCCATGATGGCGATGATACGTCAAAGTGGCGGTTAAAGGGCCATGGTCGCGCTAAATTTTGGGAATGGTTGTCAACATGGGCTGTTGTTATTCGGAGCCCAAAAGACTATGGGTATAAGGCAAAAGGCTATGATTTGCCTCCGCTTCACATTCATGAGCATGTTGTCGAATCTGGATTAATGGAAGGGCTGCTTCCCTGGATCGCGCAAAGCCTATCAGAACGAAATCACGCCAGGAAAGTAAGCGTTGACGCACGCGTTGCCATGGCTGCCAAAATTGCCAATAACAACCCGGAACAGTCATTGATTTGGTGTAATCTGAATGACGAAAGTCAAAAACTTCAAATTGCAATAGCAGATTCGTTTGAGGTTTTCGGTTCTCAGAAGGCAGAAGAAAAAACGCGATTGCTTTTGGGGTTTTCTCACGGAGATGTCAGAAAGCTGGTGACAAAGCCAAGTATTGCAGGGTTTGGGATGAACTGGCAAAACTGCAACCACATGGTTTTTACAGGGCTGTCAGATTCGTTTGAAAAATACTATCAAGCTGTTCGGCGTTGCTGGCGATTTGGACAAACAAGGCCAGTCCATGTTCATGTAGTTTCGGCTGACTCTGAGGGTGCCGTTGTCGCCAATATCAAACAAAAAGAACGGCAACATAACGAAATTGCAAAAGAAATGATTGCGTGCGTGAAAGAGTTCACCGTAAAGCAGCTCGGCAAGGCATCGCAGGAAAAAACAGAATACAACCCAACTCAAAAAATTAAGGTGCCATCATGGATGTGATTAATCAGGTAGTGACCGATAAATATGGTCTGTATCATGGAGATTGCATTGAAGGAGTTTCAAAGCTGTCAGATAGCAGTATTGATTTTTCTATTTTCAGCCCACCATTTGCTAGTTTGTACACATACAGCAATAGTGATCGTGACATGGGAAACTGTGGCTCTGATGAAGAGTTCTTTGCTCAGTTTAGCTATTTGGTAAAGGAATTATTTCGAGTTATCCGTCCTGGGCGTTTAGTGGCAATGCACTGCATGAACCTTCCGACAAGCAAATCAAATGATGGCTATATTGGCATTAAAGATTTTCGCGGCGATTTGATCCGAAAGTTTCAAGAATATGGCTTTATTTACCATTCTGAGGTCTGTATCTGGAAAGATCCAGTGGTAGCCATGCAGCGAACCAAAGCACTTGGATTGCTCCACAAAACCATTAAAAAAGATTCCGCAATGAGTCGTCAGGGAATTCCTGATTATTTGGTTGTTATGCGCAAGCCAGGGGAAAACGAGCGGCCAGTTGAAGGCGAATTCACGCACTTCGTCGGCGATGAACTACTACGTGCATTTGTAGAACATGAGCGCCCAGACGGACGCATTGCGCAGGTTCCAGATAAAGAGCGCGGCGCTACCAGTATCGACATTTGGCAGCGCTATGCCTCACCCGTTTGGCACGACATTAATCAGACGAATACTCTTAACTTCAGGGAAGGGCGCGATAATGACGATGAGCGCCATATTTGCCCTCTACAGCTTGATGTAATTGAGCGAGCATTGCAGCTTTGGTCAATGCCTGGCGACGTTGTATTGACTCCATTCCTTGGCATTGGATCAGAGGCTTATGTGAGCGTATCAATGGGGCGAAAGGCTATAGGCTTTGAATTGAAGGAATCATATTTCAATCTTGCTGTTCGGAATGTAGCTGAAGCTGAACGCCAGCAGTACGACTTATTTGGGGATTTGGCATGATTGATGATCCGCTGAATCGACTAAAAGTAAAGCGCGGACAGTATCTACCGCAATCAAAACTCACGGAAGAAAAAGTGATAAAGGCGCGAAAAGATTATGATCGCGCACGACTTTTGATCCAGCGCATACAGTCCCGTTATTCGATAAAAGGAATCGCAAAACAATATGGCGTTCACTACAGGACAATGGAAAAGGCATTGTCAGGGGAAACGTGGAGTCATTTGCCATGAAAACTAAACGCCTCCAGGAGCAGAAAAAGCTGTCTTCAACCATGGATTTCTATAAGAGGGCTGGGCGGTGAGAAAACCAGATTTCGTTATCAATGATGCAGGATCAGAAAAACCATACCTATCACGGTGGTGGATTATCCCACGCAATAAGTGGTTCAACATCTACCTACACAAATTTGAACGCAGCGACGATGACCGGGCACTACATGATCATCCGTGGCACTCAGTATCCTTTCTGATGAAAGGCGAAATGATTGAGCATAACTTCAAAGGGGTGCGCTTTATTCCTAGATTTTTGCCTGTGTTCCGCACCGCCAAATTTGCCCATCGACTGGAGTTGGTAAAAGGCCCTGTCTGGACGCTGTTTATCACCGGCCCACGTCTTCGCTCATGGGGATTTTATTGTCCGCAGGGTTGGAGACATTGGGAGGATTTTACAAGCCCTGACGGACGCAATGTAGGCAGAGGTTGCGACTGATGCGTAACTGCAAACACTGCGACTTCCCGCACCATTTCGTCGGAGATGGATCTTTCCAGTGCGATAACTGCGGGAAGTACAACGGGGCCAAGACGCACCTGGAAGGCATATTGGAGCCGCAGAGGGAATACAGCGATGGGAGTCCGCTGCCTGGCCTGGATGAGGTTGAAGGCACCCATGACAGTCTATTACAACGAAATTGATCCTGCGGCGGTGGAAGATGGAAAGCAAGCAGTCTGAACTGATCAAATAGAGAGGAAATGAAATGGAAGAGTATCCGGTTTGTAAATTGTGCAATGAAAAACCATATATTTTTGAAAATGGAAATATTTTCCATGGCTTTTACGCTAACGATTGTCCTATAGATGATTCGGAGGAATTCACAAAAGAAGAATGGATTCAGCTTATGGGTCAGTCTTCAGCGCAAGAGCAGGCAGCGGAGCCGGTTGGTGAGGTTGGCTGCATGCCGGGAACAACGGGGTTTACGATGGCTTGTTTTAAGGCAGATGATGTACCTGTTGGAACAAAACTCTACACGCACCCGCCAGCGCAAGAGCAGCCAGCCTCGGTGCGCACTTCTGAGCGGATGCCGACTGAGGCGGACGCAGATCCATTTGGAAAAGTTGCGTGGTGGAATTATGTATATAAATTTTGGCTGCTTCTACCTTGGGATCAAAAGCTAGTAGATAAGTCAATATGGTCGCGCTGGCAACCAACCGGACTACGCAAGCCACCAGAACCAAGCAACCAATGAAGAGGAAAGAGTGATTAAAAAGCCCCTTGCCTTAACGGTTCGGGGCTTATAGAATTAAATCAGCGTGGGATTTGGCAGATCCCGTCAACACACTTACTGGCAAGTGCTTAC